CGACACTTGACGGTGGTAGTTGCGGAACGGGGGTGTATAATGCGAATCTGTGGGACAAGACAGCGAATAAATACGGCGTTCGCGGTGGCGGATTTTCTTCTGCCGATTCTTCGCTTCGTACTTCCGACCGCACGGAAGTGATGAATTATTTTACGGCAATCACCCAACGCGACAGTACAGTGGGATTCCGGGGAGTGTATAGTCTATCGGGAATTAAGATAGATGGCGGAGAAATAAAAATGTCCCTGGATACTGCCTGCTGGGGAGAAACGGATGTACTGAATGTGACGGAGGCTTCCTGTCCCGATTTCCCCGACGTACGCTTTCAATACAACTGGTATGTGAAGAAACCGGGAGAAGCGAAGTTTGATATTATCCCCAATGCCGGAGGCGTGTCATTAACTTATGAGCACTTTGAAAACAAAACTGCCGCTCCGGTAGTGTATACATTCCGCCGTACGGGCATTTGTGCCATGGGCGTGGCGGAAAGCAATGAAGTGACGGTTAAAGTATTGCCGGAACCGTTTATTGCCTCTTCCTATACCTTTAACCCCTGCCCCGTAGCTATCCCCCACAGGTGGGGAGGCTTGAAAAAAGAATGGAAAATCGTAGAAAAACCGGATGCCCTTATAGTAGAAGACGGTGGCAATCTGTTGGTTAATAATTTGACCGCAAACGGAGTTTATACCCTGGAAGGTCAAACCGAACGTTGCCCAGATGTATTTACCACCCAAATAAATGTAACCAATACGGTAATTCTTACAACGGCAACAACATACGGTTATACGGGAGCGGCTCAATGTGTCGTGTTACCGGCAGGAAAATACAAAATAGAAGCATGGGGAGCGGCAGGCGGTACATATAACGGTTCAATACGAGCTGGTTATGGTGGCTATGTCGGTGGTGAAATTAATTTGGCTCAAGCGAAGAGTCTTATCATTTTTGTCGGTTCAAGACCTATCGGAGCTACTTACTATGGAGGATTTAATGGAGGTGGTCGTGGTTATACCGAATGGGGAGGATCAGGAGGAGGGGGAGGAGCTTCAGATATTCGTTTGATAAATGCTGCATGGAATAATTTTGAAAGTTTAAAATCCCGGATTATAGTTGCTGCCGGAGGGGGAGGAGCTTCCAATTACGGAACTTATGGAGGTTACTATGGCTACGGAGGACATGGAGGAGGTTTATGTCACTTTGCAGGAGGCGGCCGATCTGGAAGGTCTTAAATATCGAGGGATGCTTACCAGACTTCACCGCAGCACTGAGTTATACAGGATTAAACATCAGCCCCGCGAAAGCGGCGGCAAAGACGAAATCACAGTCGCCGTGTCCTCCCTCTCCACGAAGGCCCAGAGGGCATGGCGAGCCGCACAGAAGATAGGGAGGGATGCCGTGATCAGCAGCAAAACCAGCGAGGCCAGGCCATGGTACGTGGACGCAGACCTCAACCATTACATCGAACAGCACAAGCAAGCCTACTATGAGGCGGTCGAGCTGGCGAACGCGGTGCAGCGCTTCGTTGATTATGACGGCGACGAACCGCGCGCCACGGTAGCCCTCCGCATGGCGACAGACCTCGGCATCAGCCCACAGAGCCTGTACCGCCATCAGAAGAACCTCACGGAAGCCGCCGCCTGGGCGCTGAAGCTCGAGCAGGAAGACGGCCAGAACCGCGACTATTTCAAGGTGCTGTCTGTGTGCCGCAAGCCCCGCGAGAAGGAGACCTTCCCTGGCCTGTCGCCTGAACAGCGTGCCCTGATTGAAAATATCTGGTTTAGCAAGGATTATGCTGAAAACAAGCCCACAATCGTCATGCTGTATAAGGATTTCGAGAGATTTGCGGCAAAGCGCGGATGGGAAGATTACCCTTCTATCAAGACGATTGGACGCTACGTCAAGTATCTCATGGATCAGCCTGGAGCAAAGTCGGCGTACTGCTACGCAAGGAAGGGCCCGCGCGGCTGGCGCAATGAAATGATGGTGAAATGCCGCCGGGAAACGGCCACTCTGGAGGTTATGGAATATGTGGTCGGCGACGAACACACCTTCGACGTTTGGGTGCAGTACACCGCCCCCAACGGCAAGGTCAAGGCGGTCAGGCCGGTGCTGGTCGCATGGATGGATCTGAAGAGCCGCAACATCGTCGGAGATGTTCTTTGCCTTCACGCCAACAGCAGCACATTGAAGGAATCCCTGGTCAAGATGATCTATACTGCCGGAGTCCCGAAGATTCTGCATATTGACAACGGCAAAGATTACACCTCGGAGGGAATGACCGGACAGAACCGCAGGAACCGCCGCATCGACTTTGATTTCGATGCTGAAACAATCGGGTTTTATCAGAGTATCGGCATTGAAGAGGTTGGCCGTTCGCTTCCGTACCAACCATGGGACAAAAGCATAGAGCGGTTTTTCGGGACAGTTTGCAAGGGCTTCTCCAAATGGTTTAAGAGTTATACTGGTACGCTGACCGGATCAAAGACCGACGATAAGTGCAATAAGGATATCGACAAGATGCTTGCGCGCGGCGAGCTGCTCACGATGGAGGAGTTTTTCGACGTATGGACGACATGGAAGGAGGAGTACAACCACAAGAAGCACCGCGGCCTGAAGGAAAACCATGAAAAGTGGCTTATCCCTGCCGAGATGTTCGAGAATGGACCTCGCTATGTCAAGGCCGCACCGCCCCGCGAGTTCGCCGCAATGCTGCTGATGGCATCGGATACCGCACACGTATATAACTATGGTATCAATAAATTCGGCACGATTTACACTGACGAAGAGCTTGGCAAGCATGTAAATGAAACCGTTAATATTAAGTGGGATATCGACGACGTTACCAAGCTGTATGTCTACGATCAGCAAGGCCGAAAGATTTGTGAAGCCGCTTCAGCCGAGTTGCTGAGCTTCGGGAAGCATTGCTCGCAAGCTGCGCTTGAAAAGCACATCAAGGCGCAGAAACGGCAGGAGCGTGAAGTCAAGGAATTTCTGGAGGGCATGACCACCCCCTACGAGGCGCGGCTTGAAGAAGGGCGTCCATCCGAGGCAGTCGGCAAGCTTGACCTGATGATCGGTCACGCCCCCCAGCAAAAGGTGGTTGCCTTGCCTGCGGACAGCAAATTCCGTTCAGAAACAACCAGCAAGAAAAAGAAAGCATCAAGCGATGAGTTCTTCAGTACGAAAGCCGGGGCTGCTCTCAAGCGCCTTAAAGCGATTAACGAATAGGAGGATATTATGGAAGCAGCAGCAATCATGAGCACCACAGCAGAGCCCAGGAGCCTTGCAGAGCAGCTTAAGAGCTATGTCACGGCAAATAAGACCAGCATCGCGGCAGTCGCCAAAGAGATCGGCTATGCGCGGGTCACGTTATCCCGGTACTTAAGCGGAGCCTACGGCAGCGACACGGGCGGCGTCGAGGAGGCGGTCGCGCGGTTCCTGTCCGAGCGCACCGGCGAGGTGATCAACCTTCCTGCTGCAGTAGAGGCCGTGCCCAAGACCGCCCAGAAGCCGCGCTTCTACGAGAGCCGGGACGCAAAGGCTGTGCTCGGCGTCTGCCAGAGCTGCCAGGAATACATCGGCCTCGGTATCGTGGTCGCCCGCAGCGGCTTCGGTAAGACCTACGCCCTGCGCGAGTATGCCAAGCTGCCGCACGTCGCATACATCGAATGCGACGACACCATGAGCTGCCGCGACCTTGTGCAGGCAATCGAGCACAGCGTCGGCCTGCCCACCGGCTATGGAACGATCTGGAGCAGGGTCAACAGCATCCGCGACTTCTTCAACACCAACAGAGGCTATCTGCTGGTGATTGATGAGGCGGACAAGCTGGTCAGCAAGTACACACAAAAGAAGATGGAAATCCTGCGCGGCATCTTTGACCAGTCAGACGTCGGCCTGGTGATCGCGGGAGAGCCCAAGCTCGAGGTGCAGCTAAAGACCTATCTGGCACGCATGGCGAACCGGGTGGACTTTTACACCCAGCTCGGCGGGTTATCCCCTTCTGAGGTCGAGGGCTATCTCAGCGACTTCGATATCACCCCGGATGCAATGACCGAGTTTAAAGCCCGCGCTTGCAACCGACAGACCGGCTGCTTCCGCCTGCTGGACCGCACGCTTTCCAACGTGCGCCGTATCCTGGCAGACCGCCCGGAGGCGACTGTCACCGTCAAGGTGATCGAGCAGGCCTCGGCCATGATGATGTTGTAACAGCCGGAGGACAGAGACAATGAAACTGAGAAAACAGCGGTGTTTAGGTGTTGTGCTGGTCGTGGTTTCTGTCGCATTGATGCTGCTGGTATCGACGGGCAGCACCCCACAGGACCGCGACGCGACCGCTATCCTGGTTACTCTCCCCCTCGGCATTTACATGATATTCGCCCCACACTATATCCTGTACGACGGCAAATCAGCCGCCGCAAGACACGAAAGGAGCCTGACAACATGGCAAGAAAAAGAGTAGTAGAAGCCCCCGCCCTGAAGTCCTGGGAGGACGTAAACGATGCGCTCCGCAAAATCGCGGAGAACCAGCTCGCCCTTAATGATATCGAGAGCGACATGCAGAAGCAGGTGCTCGGCGCGCAGAAGATCGCCGAGGAGCAGGGCCAGCCTTACAAGGACAGCATCCTCCGCCTCGAGCGCGATATCAAGGCCTTTGTCACCGATCACCGCGCGGAAATGGGCGGCGGCAAGACGATTGCGCTCACCTTTGGTGAGGTCGGCTTCCGCCTCTCGACCTCCATCTCGCTGCCCCGCGCCAAGGAGAAGCTGGAGGACATCATCCGCCGCCTGAAGGCGCGCCAGATGCTGGACTGCATCATCACGGAAGAGAAGGTCAGCAAGGAAGCACTCCGCAAGTACGGCCCGGACACGGTCGAGGCGGTCGGCGCGCAGTGGAAGCAAAAGGACGTGTTCGGCTACGACCTCAACATGGCGAAGCTTGAGCAGGTCAAAGCCGGGAAATGAGGGGGCTTGGAAGATGGCAGCAGCAACAAAAGGACGCTGGCAGGCATCCATCCGCACGCTCTGGGCGATTGCAAAGTCGCCCGAGCTGCACATGGATTCAGATGACCTGCACGCATTCGTCTACAGCAAGACCGGCAAAGCATCCCTGAAAGATTTGTCTCAAAGCGAACTGGGCGGGGTGGCTTGTGCCCTCCAAGCCCTGAAGGACAGCGTCAGCGGCAAGCACCGCCCCAAGCGCACCGATGAGGGCGGCAATCCCAGGACCGAAGCCCAGCGCCGCAAGATTTACGCCCTGTGCGGCGAACTCGGCTGGAACGACAACCCGAAGAGAATCCATGGTTTTGTGAAACGCATGACCAAAATCGACCGCATCGAATGGCTGAACCAGAAGCAATGCGCAGTCGTGATTGAGGCACTGAAGGCCATGGTCGCCCGCAAAGGAGAGGAGGCGGCTGCGGATGCCGAAGCAGAAGTATAAGCGCCTGACACAGAAAGAGAAAAATGAAAGGGCTGCCGTCAGAAAGAAGCTGCGTGAAGATGGGCTTCTTCCACCGAAAAAGCCACGCCTCGACCGCAGAAAATTCGCCGCTGAGGTCATGGAAGAATACAAGGCATGCGGCTGGGCCGAGATGTCCATCTACCTGCATCAGGCAATCGCGTGCATGGTGGATGACAACATGACAGAGGTCACGCCGGAGCAAGTCGGCGTCCTTAAGGTAATCAAGATCGCCTTGGAAACAAAAAAGTTTTACGAGCGGCTTGAAGCAGAGGGACGCGATACTTTCAAACGCGGGGAGCTCCTCGATGTGGTTTACCCTATTTACAATCTTTAGGAGGTTTGCAGTATGGCAAAGAAAAACAGCAGCAGGGCCGCTCAGCCGGTCGAAAACATTGCAGCCGTGCGGGAGTCCGAGCTTGCTGAGGCAGCTCCGGCACAGGCCGAGGTTATCAATGAGGTAGACGGCGAGCCCATCTTCCACGCGGACGAGGAAGCAGGTGACGGCGATGAGTAAGGTTACGGTTTGTCTGGACGCCGGGCACGTTGGCAGCACCTACAACCAAAGCCCGGTCGTCAAGAGCTACTACGAGAGCGCCATGGTCTGGAAGCTGCACCTAAAGCTGAAAGCAGAGCTTGAGGCGCGGGGCTTCGAGGTTGTCACCACTCGCGCCACGATCGACACCCCGATGGACGTATACGCGCGCGGCGCGGCGGCAAAGGGCTGCGATATTTTCCTGTCCCTGCACTCTAACGCCTGCGGTACGGAGAGCGTTGACTATCCGGTGGTTTACCGCGCCTACGACAACAGACACGATGCAGACGCACTTGCGCTGGGCATTGCCAAAATGATCGGTGCGCTCATGAACACGAAGCAGACGGGCCGCACGGCGATTCGCAAGAATAGCAGCGGCGGGGAATATTACGGCGTCATGCGCGGCGCTCGTGCGGTCGGCGTGCCGGTCTATTTGCTGGTCGAGCACAGTTTCCACACGAACACCGCCGCCGCGAAATGGTTGTCGGCAGACGCGAACCTGGACAAGCTTGCCAAGGCCGAGGCTGATTTGCTGGCGGCATATTTCGAGGTTACTACCCGACCGGATACAAAGACCTCTATTATGGACAAGGCACAGGCCACTGCCCAGCAGATGGCGCTTTACTGCCGCAGCCACAATGCCGCGCCGCAGCTGACCGGCTGCTCCCTTGAAGCGCTTGCGCAGATGTACCTGATCGAAGGGGCGGCAGAGGGCGTGCGCGGGGATATCGCATTCGCGCAAAGCCTCCACGAAACCGGGTATTTTCGGTTCGGCGGCATCGTCCAGCCGAGCCAGAACAATTTTGCAGGCATTGGCGCACTGAACGGCAACAGCGCCGGACAGGCCGCGACATTCCCGAACGCGCTCACCGGCGTTCGCGCGCAAATCCAACACCTCAAAGCCTACGCTTCCGCCGACGCGCTGAAAAACCCCTGTGTCGATCCGCGGTTCGGGCTGGTCACGCGCGGCAGCGCGCCTTATGTGGAATGGCTCGGCGCGGCAGACAATCCGAACGGCACCGGCTGGGCGGTCCCTGGGGCAGGCTACGGGACGAAGGTGCTGACCATGCTGGAGGGCATCCTCGCGCAGAGCGTCCCGCAGGCCGCGCCACAGCAGCCCCAGCCCCCGACCGTCCCGGACTGGCAGCGGGAGGGACTCAAAACACTGACCGAGGCAGGCACCATCAACAGCCCGGAATATTGGGAGCGCAAACTCGCACAGAATATCACGGCTGGCGAGCTGTTCGGTATCCTGGGAAATTTAATCAGAGGAAACGGCGGAACCGAGAAGGCGGGTTAAAGTTCTGAGGCGTTGAAGGAGGTGCGGCATGAATGACTTTGCGAGGGAATTGACGCTGGATATGATCCCGGAAGGCCTCTACCTGAAGATCGCGAATGCAATCGGAGTGGACAGCTTCTATAAAC